AGGGACTTTATGTGGGACGATATACTGGAAATAGGATATAGACCTAAACCAGGTAATAAAAGCAAGTATGTATATATGCACACAGAGGATAAAGAGTATATTTACAGTTGGTTCCAACGTTTTTTAGCAGAAGTATGCCAACTTAGTCAACATGATCCTGTATTATGGGAAAGCATGAACAAACCTTTAGATGTAGATTTACTGCCTAAAAGCGGATGCTTTAATCATCCTTTGTTAGACAATGTAAAACGTAAAAACACAATGATCAGTTATATATCTGGTGTTTTAAGCAATTATTACAGGAATCCAGCACAAGACTTTACTAAAAAGCAATTGGATTACTTAGTAGGATGTCAAAACATGATATATTCGTTTTTTAGAACCAGAGGTGTAAACATAGGTTACAACAGCAATAACTTTACACACAACGAACTGCCTTACAAAATACAATTTAGAGAATATTAAAAGTTAACACAAAGAATAAAAAGCCTACTTACAGTAGGCTTTTTTGTGTAAAATTTTACTTCATCAAGAAGTTGAAGCGGACGTTTTTGATTTCGGAAACCACTCTGAATCAATGTTTGGAACAATAAGCATATGAACGTTATTGTGGGAAAAATATTTTAGGATGTAATAAAACAAAATTGTATAAACAAAAATGTAAAAAAACATATCGAAAAATTTTTGATATCCGCTTCAGTATATATTTATCATTATGTAGAAATTTAATTAAAAAGGCTGGCAATATAAAAATCACGAATATATGTTACAATGGACAATATAACAATTAAACAATGGACAAGGAACAATGAACAATAGACAATAGACATATATTCGTGATCTGACGAAAACGAATAAATTCGTCTCCGACTCCTTATTGGCAGGACTTCGTCCGCTTCGCTTTGCCAGGCCATTTTGATATACAGGACGGCGGCAAAAAGATAAATACATATGTTGGAGACCACATTGTTTATAAAAAGGAGAAATACACTATGGAAAAGAAATTACAAGCAGATTGGAATGCATACTATTTGCAAGGTGCAAAAACACTTAAACAGATTGCAGATCCCTATCACGTAGATATCAGTATAACAGGTGAAAAGCCTAATGGCAGACGTGCAATGAATATAGACATATATTTAGAAGCAGGAACACCCCCATTAAAGTATGTAACACACATGGTTCCTTTTGCCAGGAAGTATGAAGTGTTTGCTAATTTACAACCCAAACAACTGAAATGGGCAGGTTGGGATACCATAAAACAAAATTATGAGGAATACAGAGATTATGGTGTTCAATATGGCAAATGCCAACACAGAGCAAGAAATACAAAAGTATTAGCCAGAGTTACAGTTCCACATTGTGCTAGTGGTATGTATATACACAATAACAGCATAGTTGCACACATAATGCTGTTTGATAAAGAATACTTTATTGAATGTGTAGATGAAACCAGAGAAAAAGCCAGAACTATATTTGTAGCCAGAGGAAGTGTTACAAATAAAGAAGATGCGCCGTTATTAGATATAGACGTATAGGAGAACACAATGATTAGCAGATTTAACATAGATATGAGTGTAGACTTTGATTCAGGCACCGTAACAATACACAAAGATGGCAAAAACCACAGTAAGTATATGATAAACAATCTACATACAGATAGTGTATTACTGGATGTTTTGCGTGACGATATAGATAAAACAGACAAGAGTGTGTTAAAATTATCACACCCAGAGATATATAAAAAGTTATTTTTGGAAATACCAGCAACACAGGCCATGATACTAGAGTTAATAAGGGGCAAAAAAGTAAAATGAATACTGTAGATTTATTAAAATGGGCAAATGCTGTATGTGAACACAAAACAATAATAACACAAAGAGGTAATTGGGGACCACACAATGCCAAACAGGTGTGTTTGGACTGTGGTAAACATATTCGTTGGTGTAAAACCCAGCAAAATCCTTATGAAAAACGCACTGGTAGTAAATATCAGTATGGAAGTAACACAAAAACAGAAAGAAGTATTACTTAACACTCGCAGAACAGCCATACACATGTTTACCTGGGTATATGACGTGTTACAGCAGGAAAACATCAGCCAGAAACAATACAATCTGCTGATCAGGATACACGATATGTTGCCAGCAGAACAGTTGGGATATATTATACACAATGATACACTATATCCAGTGCCCAGAAAAGTAAAAAAATACCAAAAAACATCGCGTGGCTGGCAGGAAACACAGTTGTGGCGTAAATTTTCGCCAAAGAGATAAATATACAGATACGCAAACAGTAGCGATAATACTGATAATACAGGAGATGCCAATGTCAACTGATGATAAAGCAACACAACAACCTAAAACACCCTATAAGGTAAAAAACGTAAAGTATGGCGAAAAAGTCGTGCGAGGCAGAGTTATTGGGCGTAACAAGACAGTAATACCAGAAGAACAAGTGGCAGAACTGGCCAGACTTCATTGCACCACAAACGAAATGGCAGACTTTTTTGATGTGCCCAGACAAACCTTTGTGGACAACTTCCGTGACATAATACAAAAGAACAAATTGCAAACGAAACAACGTCTCAGAGCGGCACAATTAAAGTTAGCCCTGAACGGAGACAGAAGTATGCTGATCTGGTTAGGCAAGAATATCCTGGGACAAAGTGACCAACCGATAAATAAAGATGAGGACCAAGTCCTCCCATGGTTAGACGAGTCGGACAACAGTCAATCCTAAAGTGGTATTTGAAAATAACACTCATAATTGTTGCCAGACTAACTGACTGCTACGGCTCGTCTGCTTTAAAAGGGCACTGATTTGAAGTTAACAGATATACAAAAAGAAATAATAAACGACCAAAACCGTTTTAAAATAATAATAAGCGGTAGACGTAGTGGTAAAACCATGTGTGCAATAGCAAGTCTGGCAAAGTATAGCAGATTCCCCCATAAAAAGTGTATGTATGTGGCACCCAGTTACCGTATGGCTAAACAAATTGTGTTTGATGATTTGACAGAACTATTACAAACAAAAGGCTGGTTAAAACGTGTAAACCAATCAGATCTAGTGTTTACACTGGTAAATGGCAGCCAGATATACTTGCGTAGTGCTGATAATCCAGACAGTATCAGAGGTATAGGTTTGGATTATGTTGTTATAGATGAGGCCGCGGATATATCAGAAGAGGCCTGGAGTGCTGTAATACGTCCTACACTATCAGACAGAGAGGGAGATGCAATGATAATCAGTACGCCCAAAGGCAGAGGCTGGTTATATGATATTTACAATGATGCCAAAATAAAGCCAGATTGGGCAAGTTGGCAGTTCACAACAGCACAAGGCGGTATTGTAAGTGAGGAAGAACTAGCCCAAGCAAAACAGGACTTGGACGATAGAACATACAAACAGGAGTATGAAGCACAATTTGTAGATTACAGTGGACTAATTTATTATGCATTTGGAGAACATAATATAGCAGAAATGCAACATAATGTACATACAATACATATAGGTATGGACTTTAACGTAGATCCAGGATGTGCCGTTATTGCATTTAAACATAGCACCGGACTGTATGTGTTTGATGAATTGGAAATATATGGCACAGATACACAGGAAATGGCAAAAGAGATACAAATGAGATATCCAGGTAGCAAAGTAATTGTATATCCAGATGCCAGTGGTGCCCAACGCAGAACAAGTGCTGGAGGTGTAACAGACCACGTTATACTTCGTAACAGTGGATTTAAGTTGCAAGTGGGCAGTATAAATCCAGCAGTAAAGGACAGAATAGCAAGTGTGAACAGTATATGTAAACCGGAAAATAATCGCTTGACAATAAGTCCTAAATGTAATAAAATAATAAATGCACTACGCAAACATGTGTATAAAGAAGGCACCAGACAGCCGGAAAAAGGAGAATATGACCATTTATGTGATGCATTAGGTTATATGGTAAACAATTTATATCCTGTTAGGATAGAGAGTCAGGGTAAATATAATGTACGACGAACTTTATAAAGACAACGAAATGGTAAGATACGTAATAAGTGTTATTGAACCAGACAAACAGTATAACAAGCACTTTGATGCTAAAACATTGGCGGATTGCAGACAACTAGCACAGGAATATCTGTGGCAATGTCCTGAGGGCACAAAATATATTTATATAGCAACGAGGATAATAAATGAATAAACACACATTCAACGTATGGGATAAACAGGGACAGTATATGACAAAATATACAACACAAGAAGTATATAAAATAACTGTAAATTATCCTAAAACACACAGAACATTAGAATTTTTAGGTATGGATAGAGGCAGTTGTATTATGCAAGCCGAAGTTGCCAAACAGCCAGGCGACAATATAATGCTTATGCTTACAGAGGATACAGTAAAAATGTTACAAAAGGAGAAAATGGAACTATGAAATTACCAGAATATTTAAACAAAGAAAGCACACATAAAACATTAGGAGTAAATACAATGAGCCTTATAGGACTTAGTCTTATTTGGGGACACATGTTAAACCTAATATCCTTATGGTTTTTGCCACTCACAATACTTACATTGTTAGCAGGATTTGGAAACGAAATAAGACGGAGAGACTGATATGCCCAGTAGTAGTGATGATAAAAAAGCAACAGAACGTTTTGATAAAGCAACTGTAC